CGGAAATTATAATTACAGTAAAAAATAGAGAATCTTATAATAGTGATTGGGTAAGAACTGTTACATATAAACCAGAAGGTAAGGATAAAATAACTTCTAATGATGTTGTCGAATTAAAAGATAAATTAGATTCGATATTTTTTGATAAAGAAGAAAATAGTAGAAATGAAAGTTTCAATATGAATTATATTTCTGCTATCAGTTCCAACCACATATCTTTTATTTTTGGTAGTGATTATGAAGAAAGTTGTCCAACATCAGAAATGATGAAATATTGGAGAGTTATTCTTAAATATTTGGGTTTAAAAGAAGAATTGGAAGATCCAAAATTAAAAAAACTGAAATCTGTTGAAAGATATGGAATTTGTCGTTTTCCTGATTATAATGATATGTTTTACATTGAAACCAATGCTAGAAAAGATTTGGTAGAAGAATATTATTCCGGTGATGTGAAAAAATTAGTTGGCAAATTAAAAAAGAACGGATTTAAAATTAAAGTTACAAACATTGATTATATCATATCATATGAACCTGATGAAATTATAAAAACAAATAAATTAGATATATGAAAGAAATAAAAGCAAAATATGGAAGATATGATTTCTGTAAAGGAAATAATATTTTTTATTTAAGTGAAGAGAAAGTTATAACACAAAATTATATTTTACTAGAAGATATAAATATTACAATTTCAGAAGATGGAACGTTAGAAATAAATTCAAAATCTTATAGATATGATGAATTTTATCCTATATTTTCTGATTATTATTGGAGTGATAGAATGTTAGAAATTTATGATTTGGAAGGTAGAAAAGTAGAAGATTTCACTCAAGAAACACCAAGATATTTTTTTAATTATATTACTGGTAAAAGATATAAAAGAATAAAACCATATACAAGTTTAAGACGAAAAGATAGTGATAAAGATTATCATTTAAAAACATCTAATTGGACTATAAAATGGATATAAAAGAAGAAGATGATTTATATGCTGAATTTATCGCTCAAGCTATAAATGGAACTTTTTATATGGGTTTCAAAGAAGGTAGTCAGAGAAGAGTTCCTTTTATGGCAGAAAAAATGATATTGATTGGTTGAATAAGGTTTGTGATATTTACAAAAGAGAATTCAATGAAGAAATAGAATATTATTTCGAAAAAAATCTGTGTTATTTTAAAGAAAAAAACTAAAACTAATATACTATGGAAAAGGATAAATTTGTTGAAATTTGGAAATTACACGATGATCAATATTGTCAATCCGACAAAATAAAGAATAAACTTTGTGAAAGCACTGATTTGGCAGCTTTTATGTTAATTCATAAATTTATGATTGATAAAGTTGCAGATATAATTATTTCATGTGAACACGATATTATTTATTTGGCACCAATTGATAATTTGGATCTAAAAAGAATTAAAGAATCGGATATAATTGACCTTATTAGGTGTGGTATTCGATATGAAGATGATTTTGATTGTTTAAGTATGTTTGTATAATGAAAAATTATGAAAAAAATTAAAAGTATACCTATTAATATTTGGGATGATTTCTATGATGATGGATATGTACCCAAAGGAGAAGTTTTAGAAACTTATGCTTATGTTGAAAACGATTTACCTTTTGTTTATCGTCAAAAAGTTTTAGATTTCTTTTTTGAAGAATTGGAAAAGATATTTAAAGATCCAAAATTTGGAGATGTGAAAATTTGGAAAGATACATTTGATTCAAAAATAAAATATCCGACAATGACACCGGAAAAATGTGAATCGGCTGGTATTCCATATGATAAATTTCATTTTTCAAGACCGGAAATTAGATTTAGAAATTTGACACATAAGAAATTAGATATTCTTATGATGGTATTAGATAGTATGGAATTAAAATATCAAGGAATTCCACTTAACATTTATAGTGAATCTTAATTAAAAAAATATAAAATTATGGGAAGTTTTTCATTTACATGTCAGTTATCCGGATTACCTATTACATCTGGTGAGAAAGCAGTTATTATACCAATTATTCCAAAGGATCATAAAAAGGTTAAACAATTTTTAGAAATCTGTTTGGAATCTATTAATGAAACTTTAAAAGATGAAGATCGATTTGGAGGAGATGAAGAAGAATGAAAAAAGAAATTGTAATATCATACGAAGAATTCGATAGAATTGAAGATTTAAATCAAGAAGATAGGGATTTATTGGCAATAGCGAGACAATCGATGTATGATGCTTATGCACCCTATTCAGGATTTATGGTTGGTTCCGCTGTTTTGTTAAACGATGGTGAAATACAAACAGGTAACAATCAGGAAAATATGGCATATTCACCAACAATTTGTGGTGAAAGAGTTGCAATGTTTGCTGCCGCAGCGGTATCTAAAAGTCCTATTAAATCGGTAGCAATAAGTTGTTGTTCACAAAAGTATAAAGTGGATAAACCAAGTGGTCCTTGTGGGGTGTGTAGACAAGTGATGAGTGAATATGAAATGAGATATGGACAAAAAATAAGAATTATTTTACAAGGTGAAATTGGTAAAATATTAATATTTTATGGAGTGGAAAATCTTTTACCTTTCTCGTTTGATGGTTTAAAAGAAACATTTTAAGCGGCATATATTTCTAAATCTTCGACATTACCGAAAAGAATATCATTTAGTCTGATATGTCGAACACCATTGATGAATCTTTCTTCACTTTTGATTTGAACACCGTTTAACCAGAATTCTTGACTTCCTTTTACCATAACAGCTGGACCGTTTTCACGATGTTTAACACCATTCTTGTAATAAACTTTATATGAATCATCATTAGATTCTATTGCTGGTGAATCACCATCACGATGAAATTTTCCATTTCTCAAATACAAATAAAGTTCATTTTTTCTTATGAATGCCGGTCCATTCATTCGATGTAATTTATTATCCAATAAATAAATAACATCCCCACCATATACTTTGAATGATGTATCGAAATCATCAATTCTAATAGTTGATTCTGAAATATAAGTCCTAAGTAATAGTTTAACACCATTTTCCATTATAAAATCATCTTTATAAGGAGCGGTTTTTCTTAAATCTCTAGCACCATGTTCAACTAAATTGGTGGTTTGTCTTCTGGGATGCCACATAATTTCGATTTATAATACAAATTTACAGATAACATTTGAAATAAAAAAATAAACTATAAATGTAAAAAACATTATAACAATAAAAAGATTTATCATGTTAGAAATTGTAGAAGCACCGAATGAATCCAAACACAATTACAGAAGATTAAAATTATTTCTTGCTGGTGGTATAACAAATTGTCCAGATTGGCAGAAAATTATTATAGAAAAATTACAAAAGGTTGAAAATGAATATGATAAAGAAGTTATTGATATTTTAACAATATTTAATCCAAGGAGAGAAAACTTTCCAATTCATGATCCGAATGCTAGTAAAGAACAAATTACTTGGGAATATGAAAAATTAGTGGAATCCGATATTATAGTATTTTGGTTTTCGAATGGTTCACTTAATCCTATTGTATTATATGAATTGGGTTTACATGGTAATTCAAATCCATATAAACGTATTGTAATTGGTTGTGATAATGAATATCCAAGAAAGTCAGATGTGGAAATACAAACCGAATTGGCAAGGCCAGATCAAATTATAACACATAGTTTAGATGAATTCTTTGAAGAAATAATTAAAGCTATTCATGATGAAATGGTAATATTTGAGGAGGAATAAAAATAAATTTATAAAAATGAAATACATAGCTAAAGACGGTAAAAATCAACTAATTGTTGAAGAAGAAATGTTATCCAAACAAAATTTAAGAAAGTTAGTGGATTTACTTAACGAAGCCGGATTTTCATTAGGAAGTGGACATGATGGTATGGAAATGAAAATTTTAAATGGTAATTACGATTTTACATTAACTCCTTATGTTGGTCATTCTGATCAACATGTATCATTTAAACCTTTCGGAATAAATATAAAATCAAGTAATGATATGGATGAATTATTATTCAAGGATTTAATTAAATTTTACGAAGAAACAGATCATCATTTGTTACAATCAAATAGATTATTTGAACAATGTGTAGATAAGAAAACATATTTATATATCATGAAATATGAAACAGAAATCGAAACTAACAGAAGAATAATTGAAAGATTAAAGACTATTCTAAAGAATTATTTTCAAAAGAACATCGAAAATGAAATATCATATCTTGAAGTTGAATTGAAAAAACAGGAAGATTATAGTCGTGGAGCTTGGGAAATGTATGGAAGTGAATTAGCTGGTGATTTCAATTCAGGTGAAATCAAAGTTCTTAAAAAATTAAATTTAATGAAGGATATTTTAAAATGATACATCACATTTATAAACCATCTATTATTCCAGCAGCTGGAACAGGTGGAAAGAAAATAGAAGAATTTTTTGGAAGAGTAAATTCCAATACGAATGAAGTAAGTATAGCAAAAATGACCAGTCCATATGGATGGATTGAACCACCACAAAAACCACATTTTAATGAATATACATTAGTATTAAAAGGTAAATTGAAAGTGAAAACTAAAGATATTGATTATATTATAGAAGAAGGACAAGCAATTTTAACAGGTGAAGATGAATGGGTTCAATTTAGTACACCGTTTGAAGGTGGTGCTGAATACATAGCAATATGTTTACCAGCTTTTTCACCGGATTTAGTAAATAGAAATGAATAACGGTACAAACATAAAACTAGTGAAGTACAAATGATGTTTTATGGGGACTCGCCCATCAGTTTGGGAATACGAACGTGGTTATTCCGTAAGATTTAGGATCTTAATAGTACCAGTACCGTTATTTTTTCATCAATATTATCATCATACCTTATTCGAATTAATTTGATTCCATTATCTAAACAAAATTGAGTTTTGATTTGATCTTTGATGATTTGTTTTTCTAAAGCTTCTTTTCCACCAAATTTTTTATATAATCTGAAATGTTGTTCACCATCATATTCAATACATGTATTCAATTCGGATAAATAAAAATCAAAAGGTAATGGATTTTTATATCTACATTCTTTAAATCTTTTCTCCCTTACATATTTAATATTCATTTTATCCAAAATATTAACCAACTTTTTTTCACCCTTTGATTCACAACAAGATGGACAACCAACACCTGTTACATGATGTTGTGGAACTTGTTCAAAAACACCATGTTTTTTACATATTATTTTTACTTTTGTTCTAGCATTTTTATATTCAACTAATGAATAATCATATTCATCACCATGAACATTTTTTGAATTATTTATGAATTCTTTTTGTGTTAATTTTATGCCACCGAAACATTTTTGACATCTTTTCCCTTGTAAATGTTGAATTGGTTTTTGTTCAAAAATACCATGTTCTGGACAGATAATTTTAACTTTTATATTTGTGTTGATGTATTTTACTAATGAATAATCATATTTATCACCATGAATCGATGAAAATTTTTTAATAATATCTTCGGTATTTAAATTCTTCCCATTACATTTGGGGCAACCTTGTTTATTATTAAAATGATTTGTTGGTTTTTGTTCGAAAATTCCATGTTCTTTACATATTATTTTTACCTTTGTATTGGAATTAACATATTTCACTAAAGAATAATCATATTCATCATTATGTATTTCTTTAGATTTTGTTATAAAATTATCAGTCGTTATTTTTTTATTACCTGCACATTTTTGACAACCACAACCAGACAAATGATCACTTGCCGATTGTTCAAAAATACCATGTTTTAAACATATTATTTTTATCTTTTTGTGATTACCAATATAATTAGAAATAGAATAATCATATTTATCACCATGAATTTTTTTTGATTTTTCTATAAATTCTTCGGTTGTTAATTTTTTACTCATATTTTATAATTTTACTTTTGAAATGTCCAAACCCATTTTTTTGAAATATTCTAACAAAACCCAATCCAGATAATTGGATCTATTTGATGTTTTATTATTCAATAAGTTTAATATTTCTGGATTTAAAGATACTGATATAGTTATCTTTTTATTTTCTGTTTTTTTCATAAACAATTACCTTTTATTTCTATATATTAAATAATAAAAGTCAAAAAATGTTATTTTATGATATTTTTTTAAAATTAAGTATTGAAAATGAGACAGAAAATATCAAGTGAAAAAAAGAAAAAATCTATTACTTTTACTATAAATCCGGATTTAGAAAGATTATTAAAACAACATGTGAAAGAATTGGGTATAAATAAATCAAAGTTTATCGAATCTTTATTAGAAGATAAACTCAAAAAAGAATAATTATTAAATGCTCGTTGATTATGAATATAAATTTGGCAAACTCATTGTATCACATATAGCTGATAATAAACAGATAAAATTAAGATATTATAATTGGCCTAATCCAACTAAATATATTATTACAGAAGATAATGATCCACAAAGGGACGGAAGGTATGTGACTTGGAATGGATGCAGTGTTAAAAAAGTCCCAACAAAAAATCCTAATCGTTACGCGGTTTATGATTTCATAGATGAACTACCACAAGATGAACAAGATATTCTTTTTCAATATAACGAACCGGAAATTTTCTTCGTTGACATCGAGAATGAAATTATTGATAAGAAACCAGCCCCACATTTAGCTGAAAGTGCAATTTTAAGTATATCCATTGTCCATAAGAATAAAGTAATGGTAATGGCTACTGATGATTTGTCAAAAGATAAAATTGAATCCATTGAAAAAGATATAAATACATATTTTTCCAAATTTGGTGGCGGTTATTCATTTCAATTCGTTAGATCGAAAAATGAATATGAAATGATTCTTAATTTCTTTACAAAGATAGTTCCGAAGATGCCGGTTATAACTGGCTGGAATTTCACAGAATACGACTGGGTATTTTTGGTTAATAGGGCAAGGAAGTTGGGTATTGACCCATCATGTTCATCATTAACAGGTGTTTTAAGAGAACCATACAATCCAGAAAATAAAAAGGTATCTTATGTTGAATTACCAAATCATCGTATTATCGTTGATTATATGGAATTATTCAAGAAATGGGATACATCTATAAGAGTTAAAGAATCTATCGGTTTAGATTTTGTTTCTGATAATGTTTTGGGTATCAAAAAAGTAAACTATGAAGGTAATCTTAAAACATTATATCAGAATGATTATACAAAATTTATTTTCTATAACGCGGTTGACTCAATTCTAGTTCAAAAAATTCATGAAAAAATGAAATTGGTTGATATTTTATATGGAATATCAACATTATCAAGAGTTAAGATTCAAGATTCATATAATACACTTCCGGTTACAGAAGGTATTTTAAGAAGAAAGTTGAAAAGAGAAAAGAATGTAATTTTATGTAAATTAGAAAGAGATCAAAGAGAAATTAGTGATGAAGGTGTAGCTGGTGGATATGTTAAGGATCCGGTTAAGGGTATGTCACATTGGGCTTCTTGTTATGACTTTGCTTCCCTATATCCAACTTCCATGAGAATGTTTAATATATCAGTAGATAGTTATAAAGGTGTAATATCACAGGATAGAAGTTATGTCTTATTTAATAATAAGAAAATAGATTTAGAACCAACGGATATTATTTTACTAAATGGTGCAGTATTTCGTAATGAAATTGGTGTTGTAAATCAAGTTATGACCGATATTTATGGTGATAGAAAGAAATATAAAGGTTTAATGACACAAGATGCTATGGATTTAGATGAATTGAAAAGGGAAGAAGCTGAATTGGTGAAAGAATTAAGTGGTGACATCTAAAGTTATCATTTCGTTATAATCTTTTATAAGTCTTTGGGTATTATTTATTACACTATATGTCATTTTCAATACCAATGATGATTGTTTTTCAATTATCCAATTCCATATTCTTACAAATATACTTTTTCTTTCTATTCTTTGCATAATTCTATCAACAAATCCTTCAGATGGAGAATCTTCCGGAAAAGATTGGAAAATTTTTCTTAATAAATCATCATCTAATTCTTTCATTCTTCAAATGTTGCTTCTTTCGGTGTAACTGGTTGTAATTTTACTAAATCCAAAGTATCATCTTCAAAAGTTGCTTCTGTCGGTGTAATTGGTTTTAATAAATCCATATTTATATATTCATTTTTTACAGGTGTTGAATTTAAATTCATATCACCATCTGCTAATGATACATTCGTTATAATCAATAATATTATTAATACTATAATCTTTTTCATAATCTTTTGTTTTATTTTGATAGTTAGACGAACAACCTCGAAAAAGGTTACAAAAATTAATATATAAAAGAAAAATCTTTTGTATGATTTACTCTTTTTCCGAATTTTTAAATGAGGGGTATGGAAATTTTGAAGGTTCTATTCAATTCAATGATTGGTCAGATTTTAAAGAAAAATTAAAGAATGCAATTTCAACAGGTTTCAAAACAGAAGAAGAACTTGTTAATTTAATGGGTATGAATTATGATAGATATACCAAAATAAGAGAAAACATGATTATGAATTGGAAAGATTCAGTTTCTAAATCATTGTTACATAGTATAGCACAGATAGGACAAAAAATACCACAAAAGGGGGCAAACATTTTTAAAGACCTTAAACAACAAACCCAATTTTTAATTATTGCTGATGGTGGATTACAAACTAGAAATGTTTTTGGAAATACCAACGGTGTAGAAGGTCTTGGAATTTTAAATAAAATGGTGGATTTACAAAGAATTAAAAATAAGGATCCGAAAAACACCAAATTTGATTGGGATCTTAAAAAAGATGTAATGAAAAATTATATTGATTTTAATGGTGTTCCAGCATATACAATTTTCAATAATGAAATAAATCCAGAAAGAACTTTAAATGCTTTGAATAGAGTCAATGAAATAGTTCAATACGTTTGGTTATATTCTTTTTATCATCATTATAAATTAAAAAAAGATAAACCAAAATTACCTAAATATTTATATAGAGGTATTAGATCGGGTTGGTTAGAAGGTAGTATCATTGATGATTTAAAGAAAAAAGCTTCTGGTGATGGAAAGAAACATGAACAATATACAAAAGAATATATCGATTCCTTAATTGATTATATTGTAAAAAATGGCATATCAAAAATATCTAAAGGTAAATTGTTATCATTCACAGAATCAAGAGATATAGCGGCTTATTTTACTAATAAAGAAGGTATTATTTTAAGAGTAGATCCTAAAAAAGTTGAAATAGTTACATCACCAAAAACGGAAGAATTCTTTCAGGAAGCTGATTATGTTTCTGGTAAAAAAGAAAAAGAATATGTTATTAAAGTACCAGCAAATTATAAATTCACCAAAGATGATATTGAAATTGTTCATGGTGATTATTGGTTGGGTGATAATAGTCCTTTAGCTGTTCAATTTTTTAGTCATAATGATAAAAAAGCAAATTATGAATTAGATGGATTGAAAATTATGGCACAATATGTATGGCATAGTAATGAAAGAGGAAGTATAGTTTTTTGGAATGAAAGTGATGAAAGAGATTATTTTGGCCATTCTAGAAGGGAATTTAAAAAATTATTTGGTGTGGATCCAATGCCAACTGAAGAAAACATGAATAGAATAAAAGATTTTAAAATATCAAAAGTGAAAAATAGATGGTAATTAATTTTTCATTCTTTTTATTGTTATATCAAAATATCTTTTTTCTTTTTCGATTCCTATTGTATTTCTTCCATTATTTATAGCTGCTATACAAGTTGTTCCGGAACCCATCACATTATCTAATATTAAATCATTTTCATTTGTATATGTTTTTATTAAATATTCACATAAAGCTAATGGTTTTTGTGTACTATGAATAGTTCCATTTAATTTATTTTTTTGTTTATCGGATGAAAATGTTATAACACTTCTAGGAAACCTATCTGTTTCACCACCACCAGAAATATCTTTTTTTACCTTACCATAAATTTCAGTTTTATTTTGTACGTCGGCTCTTTTTGTATATGAATTAATAGGTTTATGACCTGTTGTTTTTATCGGATTATAAGTCGGAGATTCTTTATAAAAAACCAATATATTTTCATGTGATTTCATTGGCATTTTTTTTGCATTAAAATAACCAGTCGCCTGTGTTTTATGCCAAATCCATTCATATTTTAACCATTCCAAATTAGAACAACCTAATACTTTATCAAATGGTGTTTGTGCAAATAAAACGATAACACCATTTTTTTTAATTATCCTTTTATATTCATTCCATAAAATGTTTAAATCTAATGGACAATCCCAATTACATTTTGTTGTACCAAATGGAAGATCAGCTAAAATCATATCTACACTTTTATCTGATATAAAAGGCATAACTTCAAAACAATCACCAAGTATTAAAGAATTTGGTTTTACAATTTTATCATTTTTAATATTTTCAATTGTTAAAAATTCCATTTAAAATTCTTTTGTCTGTTCGAATTGATCTAATAGTAAAGAAAATTGTTGTACCAGATTTTCATTTTGTGATAAATCCGAATATCCCAATATATCAAATATTTGATGAACCAATTCATGATAAAATGATTGTCTTTGATAATCGGATGAACATTCTGAAGTATCAACCATTTTAGCTATTTCTATAATCATAGAATACGGATCATTTGAAGCACCACATTCATCTCCATCTAATATAACTTTATCTTTTATAACAACGGTTGTTTTTACACTACCCAACACAAAAGATTTTGGAATTTGTGAATTTGTTTCTTCTTTCATACTTCAAATATTTTTTTAAATGGTTTTAAATTACCATCAGGATTGTGTTCTCTATAACTATTATGGTCATCAAATATTGCAAATACGATTTTATCAAAATATCCAGCAAATTCATTTTCAATTACATCTTTAAATATTTTTGCAATCTGTTCTGGTGGATTTCCATATGCACCACAACCAAACGCGGATAATACCATTTCTCTATGTCCTTGTTCGTGAGCGATTTGAAATATCATTTTTATTTTTTCTCTATTCATTTTCAAATCAGCTTCTGACATTTTACCATCTTTCAACATCGGTTTTTTTACCGCAGATACACTAATCATTGACACTTTGAAAGGTGAACTCAATAAATAATATCCATTTTTTTCAGAACCTCTAAAAACTGTTATATCTTTTGAATATATCCCGTCTAAATTCAATAATGGATAACCAAAAGTCATATTTCTCTTTATTCCATAAACATCACTATAATGTGTGAATTGATACAATGATTTGAAAAGATTTGTTCTTCTGAATATATTTTCTTCCTGAGCTGCAGAACCGTTTACTACACCACCACCCGGATTTTTGTAACTTGCCATATTCAAAATAACTGGATTCTTTAAAAATCTAGCTGATTCCAAACAATCTGCATCAATTATTGATATTTTTACATTATCTTCCGGTAAATCTTCTTCGGATAGAAAATCTTCTATTGCTCTATTTGGGAATTGTTTATTTTTGAAGAATAAGGTGTTTTCTGTAACTTTTGAACTATCAATAAGGATTTCTTCATCTGCAAAATATCTCCCATTCTGGACAATTTTAACAGTATTTTCCCATACATTAATTAAAAGTTCCTTTTTCTTTTCAAGAGATGATTTCCTGTAATCATTAGACCATTTTATAGCGTCCCATTCCATTATTTATTGTATTTCATTTTTAATTCTTCCAAAAGTTTTAATTCTCTTTCTGTTTCTTGAATCTCATTTTCCATTTCTCTTAGTTTTCTCCTTTCTTCCGATATTCTATCTTCTTCTTCACAAGCCATATCATATTCATTTTCAGTTATTAAACCAAGTTCAACTAATGGTTCATATGTATTGTCAACTTCATAATCAAAAATATCACATATAAAATGTGGATAACCAAACCCATCCGTTTTATCTTCAGATTTAAATATAACAAATGAATCATCTGTAAATCTTATCCAAAAGAAATCATCATTTTGATAATATCTTTTAATAGTTTTACTTATTAAATCTTTTTTTCTCATTATTTGTTTCATAATAATAACGTATTAAGTATTTTTAAAGCTTCTTTAAGACATTTACCATCAAATCCTTTGGTTGGATCCACTTCTACAAAATTATTTTTTTGATCCAGTAACATATCGGATTGATCATCTAATATAACATAACTTTCAATAAAATTAACAATAGCTTCACCATTTACAAATTCCATTGTTGTATTTTTTTCAATCCAAGATTGTATTTCAAATCCTCTTGGGACTTTTGGTGTTCCATATATCGGATCTTCTATTTTAAATATTGGTATTTCACCAATAATATCCGCTTTAACACCATTTTTTTCTAATACATTTTTAACGAAATCTAATCCATTAGAATTTTTCCATGTTGAAGTAATAACAATCTTAGCACCTGTCTTTCTAACCAATTCATTAAGATTGTCAATGTTTCTTCCGTTAAAATTTGTATCTTGAACTTTTTTAAGAACACCGTCAATATCTAAAAAAACGACTTTTATTTTCATAAATTGTTTTTATATTTCAAATATATTTTATATTTTCTTTGTAAATAATTAAATTCTTTATCACAATAAATGAAATCTAAAAAATTAATAGAATCTTTGTATAGTATCATTTTCCATACATTAGGTTTATTTTTTGTTACTCTTTGTAATGTTAATTTATTTATATTAAATATTTTCAATATATAATTTTGTATAAAAATTAAAGTTTCTATTGTTGAAATTAAACTTATTCTTATATTAATTTTTTTATTATAAGTTGAAATACAACCATCACCATCAAACATCCCAGCAATAAAATATGGATATAAATTTTTATTTATATTTGGAAAAAGAAATATTTCAGATTTTTTATTTGTAATACCATTTTTAATTAAATTGTTTGTAAAAATTTCATTTCCTATTTGAATTATAAAACTTTTATATGTTTTTTTTGTTCTTTTATCAAACGTATTTTTTTCGGAAATTTTGTGACCAGATTTAATATCATTTTTAAATTTTTTAATTGTTTCTTCATCTTTTGAAACTAATGTTATTTTATCATTTGTTATCTTAACATTCCCATCAGCTGATATGTATCCCAACCAATAAGCTTTTTTATATGTATCTATATTCCTAAAAAAATCCACATCCAAAGGTAATTTAGACATATTAAGTCTACCTTTTTTTAATTTTTGAATATTATTCCTTTGAAATATTTTAAAAACAGCAACTTGAGATATTTTAAATAATTTTCCGACATCTTTTTGACTTTTATACTTACATAATTCTATAATTTCTTTCTCTTGTTCCAAAGTTATCTTTCTATTCATAATTTTAATTTATTTTCTTTCAAGTGATAAACTACATGTTTGATAAGAATGTCCAGTATTAAAACAAAGTTCCATCACTTCTTCGTTAAATTTCTTGTTTCTGTACATAATGATATCAATAGCCCATTGTGGAAATTCACCATTATTATAACCCGGCCAACCCATACTACCTTTACTTGAATGTTTCTTTTTCAATTCGTTATAAATTTCTTCGGTTTCCATATTAATTTGTTTTTTTTGGCTAACTCATCAAACCAATCATCTTCTATTTTTGATAATTGAGCTAAATGTTTATCTTTATCCCTTTGTAATCTTTCATCTTTCTTTTTCATCTCTTCAATCTTTTTGGGTATTGTTATTTCTCTTATTTTTTCATTTATAATATCCCAATCTGTATGATCAGATAAAACTACATCTTTCTTTAAATCGGAAATTTTGTTTAATTCTCTTATATAACGATTCCAACAATCTCTTTTAAATAACCAATTTGATCTGTCTGGATCTTTCTCATTCTTAATACAAAATTTAGCATCTTTGAAATAATCTATTTTTTCTAACCAACCCAGAAGCCAAACTTTATTTCGTTTAATATCAACCCTTGTAAATAAATAATAATCACATTGTTGTAAAATATTGTCATTACATATACTTGTTGCGTATTCCGGTAATGGAACAGATGTACATCTTTTTGTTTTTACTTCAACTTTTCTTTTTTTTCTATCAAACATATCATAATGGAATATGTTTTCATCTTCATCATTTTTATCTAAATGGATATTTGTTCTTTTGTATTTCAAATATTCAGATACAGCGGTTTCACCTATAAATGCAGCAAGATTTCCTTCTCCTTTTGTGATGGAACCTTTAAGGACTCCCATGTTTTCTGAATTTTTTTCCGCTTCTTCAATCCATTCTTTTTTAATATCTAGTTCAATAATATCTTTTTCATCAACCATGCATATTAATAGTAATTTTTTGCCATTTCGGCTTATCGTATGTTTATTGGTTCCAAATTATTGGATTTTCTAATAGAATTGATAACATCCTCATTAGATTTAAGATTTTGAACGATTTCTTTACCCATATTTATTCTTTTTTCTCGTTCTTTCAAATATTTTTCATCAATATATTTAATATCTAAAATCTCTTTTCTGTTATGTGATATTCTAACACCTGACCACCCGAAACCATACCAACCATCGGTTTTTTCTGGAAATCCAGTTGTATAATTCTGTGTGTTCATATCAGCACTCCAATATTCAAATCCGACTGGAATATCATCCCAGAATAATCTGAATAAAATGTAATGAAATTGTTTATTTTCCATAATAATTATTTTTTTAATTGATTAATTAAATTATTTATACTTTCATACTTGATTTGTTTAAAAATATTTTCATCAACGGTTGACCATCCTTGTTTTCCCTTAAATGGAATAGGTATAATTGGTTTTACATTTTGATAAACATGACACCATAAATCTGGATTATATCTAACAAAACATTTATCTTCATCTTCTGGTTTCATTTTTCTACAATCCACTAAATTACCAACCGCGATAGCATAACCACAAACATCATCAAATTGTCCTAGTTCATATCCCAATGTATCAACTATTCTATGATATTGATATTCACCACAAATATTCATCACTTCATTTGATGAATAAGATTTTTTGCTAGCACAAATTAAAACCAGACCTCTATAATCGGTTTTCCATGTTCTTGTTTCTATTTTACCATGTAACATCAATGATGCAAATGGTTGTTTCCAACTTAACGCTCTCATATTTCTTACTTTTTTTTTATTAAATAGTGTCAACATCGGCCAAATGTAATATCCAAATTCTATTTCATGACAATCATCACATTGAGCAAATTCACCATCATTAATTAACATTCCATTATTTTCCGGTGTTAATTCATCTCCACATTGAAAACAATAGTATTTCATTATAATTTTTTTAATAAATCCATACACATTTTAATTCCTTCGGCAACTCGATAATCAAATCCTTGACTATATGGTGTCCAGTTGGCGTATTTCCAATATAAATCATTCATTTCCAATAAAACTTTTTTTATATCATCAGATAATTGGAGTTTTTCAATTTCTATTATATCCTTTTCATATAAATTTATATCTGGATCATTAGGATCTATTACATTTTCTTTTTCCATATTTTATTATTTTAGTTTTTGTATTTCTTCAATTGTTAGGTTTTCCATTCTTTCATCATTCCAATTCGTGCAAGCAACAACTAATGCTTTACCCATATCAAAGTCACCACTCTCACAGTAAGAAAAAATAGGATCGAATTCATCATCATAAATTGTAACATAGTCAGTTGAACGACTTGATTTGATATACAACCAATGTTTTTCTGTTGATCCGTATGCACCTTCGGATTCATATTCTATTTTTTTGTAATTGCTTCCCATTTTCTTTTAATTTTTTTTAATTATTTTCATCAATTTCATATATAACTAATTTATCATATTCTTCATTATTAAAAAGTTGCACAAAATTAATTGTATGATGATTTTCTTCAACAGTAAAATCGGAATTAATAGCTACAATCATTCTCCATACCATAGCTTTTTCTGCTTGTTCAAATTGCCAATCCATATCTTTACCCAAAGGAGTATCTGATTGAGCTTTTCTATTTGCTCTATGATTAACGAGATTTTGCCACGCATCAATTTTACTTCTTCGTAATATTATTTTTTTATCAGTTGTCATGTAAAATTAATTTTTTATTGATTGTTTATATTCTTCATATGTTTTCTGTGAATTAATAACATTTTCTAAAGATTTCTTAAATTCTTCTGCATTATCCATAGTTATTTCAACAACAGGAATAATATCATCAGAATTGGTTATTAAATCACCATCTTCATTTAATACATCCCTTTCTTTTATTGACTTTTTTCTTATATTATCAAACGATTCTTTTGAGTCTAATATATCTTTTTCTAATTTTTGTAAGTTTTTCATAATTTGTAATCTCCATATCCTTCTTTTTCATAATCAAAAATAACATAATAACTTCCGGTTCTATAACGAATTACTGGTAACTTAGAAGTAATGTAAGTTTCGTATGGTTCTACCCAACAATAACGAAAAAGTGCATTTTTAAAAGTAAAATCATAATATGTTGGATGAATTATACCATTATATTCAAACATGAATATGGGATAATTACTACTTTTTGGTGTTCCAAAATCTCCAAATTTATTATTATTTTGTTCTTTGACATATTTTTCGATTACATCAAAATTATCATTAAAAATTTTATCTTCTTCAAGATGTGGATACATAAAAGGAAGTCCATTTTTAGCGTATTGAATTTTAGAAGATGAATTATCATAAATATTATTTATTATTGATCTCATCCATTCTTTACATTGGAATTTTAATTTTTCTTTATCTTCTTCATTCATCAGACCAAAATCATGTCTGTAAGATAAACACACATTTCCGATGAATGATTCATCAGAAAATAATTTTTCTAAATTTTCTTTTTTCATAATTTTAACCATTTTGTTACTCCAATAATAACCTCTATTGTACTCTTTACCGATTTCATCACTTTCATCATCGTCATCATAAAAACAAGAATCCCAATAGTAATGTCCTATTTTACAATCAGGGCAAAACCCATCTCGATAATCTTCATCTAACTGAAATTTATGATGACATATATTACATTCTAATATCATTCTTTTTCTTGTTTTACATAAAGGTACATTGGTAAATAAATATTGAATTCCGGAATAAAAACACACCTAACATCACATTGGAGTTCTTTTATAAATCCACCACCTTCTGTTGGTGGACTAAATTCATATCCATTACCAATTTGTATAAAAGATTGTACCAAATTTCTAGCATCTTTGGTGACTCTATTCAATTTACCATCTTCTGAATAAAATAACTTCAATTGAAGTCCATCAATTTCTATTTTTACTATATTTTCCATATCATAAATTTTTACCAAATTCATTAAAACTTCCACTTTTATTTATATAATTGTTTTTTATATAAAAATTAGTATTATTAATTGATTTTGTAGTACTATAAAGAACAATCCAATTCAAATTTATTTCTTTACATCTTTTCTCTAATGTATCTAGAAGAAAACAACCAATACCCTTATGTCTATATTCTTTTTTAACAACAATTAGATTTAAAAGTATCCCTTTTGATTTTATCTTCTCACAAAATAAACAACCGACAATTTCATCACCATATTTAGCAACAAAACATAAATTATCCGTTAATAATTCATGTAAATATTTTTCCGATGGATAAGTCCCGTCAAATGTCATTGTTTCTTCTGTTTTTAGGAGTTCACAACATTCACTTATATCAGAAGATTTGGTTTGTATTATTACAATTTCTTTTGTTTCCATACTCATATTGTTTCTGAATTTTGTTTATCTTTGATATCTTTTTTAATTAAATATTCCACATATTCAGATTTACTTAATCTTTTTTCTTCCAAGTATTTTTCTAATTTTTCATTCACTATATCATTTATAGTAATTGACATAGTAACTTTTTTATCCTTTATTTTAGGTCTTCCCATATAAAATTGTTATTTTAAATTATATCTTTTTTTTATCACTTAGTTTTTAAAAATGGAAAAATATGACTTTATTTAAATTTATATATAGTAATAAAACAATAATTATATGAAAAAAATTATAACAAAAGTTAGTATATCTGTAGCTTTGAATCCTAAAATCAAAGAATATTTGATAGAAAATATTGAAAATTCATCTAAGTATATAGAATATTTAATTATCAAAGATTTAATTGATAATAATGTAATTGATAAAAATGAATTAAATGTATTATGATATTAGAAAGAAATATAAATATCAAATTAAATAGTGGTAAACAAGTAAAATATTATCAAAATAAAGGTTTTAATTGTATTATTGGTGATGAAATTAAAATTGATATTAAAGATTTACAAATAGGAAGTGGAATAAAAGTGAAAGTTAAATGTGATATTTGTGATTTAATAAAAAATATATCATATAGAGAATATAATGATAATATAAAAAATGGTGGTTTTTATTCTTGTAATAAATGTGTAAATGTTAAAAATAAAATAACTCGATTAAAAATATATGGAGATGAAAATTTTAATAATCGTGAAAAACAAAAATTAACTTGTATTGAAAAATTTGGAATTGATTCATATCAAAAAAGTGATATTTGTAAAGAATCAAAAAAACAAACTTGTTTAATAAAATACAAAACAGATTCATACACACAGACAGATGATTTCAAGAAAAAATCAAAAGATACTTGTTTGAAAAAATATGGAAAAGAACATTATTCTCAAACAGATGAAAGTATTAAAAGATCCGAAAATACTTGTTTAGAAAAATATGGTAAAGAATATTATTCTCAAACAGATGAATGTAAAGAAAAAGTAAAAAAAACATCTTTGAAAAAATATGGTCATAATTATTATTCAAGTTCAGTTGAATGTAGAAATCGCGTTAAAAACACTTGTGTAGAAAAATATGGTGTTGAATATCCAATCCAAAATCCAGATGTATTTCAAAAGCAAAGAATTTCATTACTTAAATTTAAAAAATATAAAAATATATTATATCAAGGAACATATGAATTGGATTTTCTTGTCAATTTTTATGATAAGTTAGAAATAAAAAAACCAAAAACAATAAAATATAAATATGAAAATGTTATAAAAATATATCATCCAGATTTTTATTTACCAAAATATAATTTAATAGTAGAAATAAAAAGTGATTATACTTATAATAAAGAGATAGAAAAAAATGAACAAAAAAAATTAGCAGTTTTAGAAAATGGTTTTAATTTTATATTTATTATTGATAAAAATTATACTGATTTTAATAAGTTATTGGGCATAACAGTATAAACATTTATGTTTACAAATCTTAAATGAACCAACATCTGTTGATTGTGAACAACCACATTCATTTCGTTGATTTTTATCTTTCGTATCAGTTAACCATCTTTGTTTACCACAAATTCTTTCAATTAATTCTGGATCAATACATTTATTATGTTCGACTTCATCCAATTTGATTGCTTCGGCACAGGTTGCAAGTTTTAAATTCCAATCTTTATTAAATTCCACAATTTTTTTAGCAACTCTAATTTTAACATCATCTGGTATTTCAGTAAATTTATTTCCTAATTTTTTATAAGGATCAATGAAACTAAAAACCAATTTTTCTGTATAATTATGTATTTCATCACCAATCTTTTTAATTCTTTTTAAAAGTATATCTTCTGATACTTTATCAGAAATGATAATAGGATCATATCTAAAAATTACTTTTTCCTTACCTATTTTATCTGATAATTCCTTAAAAGTTTTTATTCTTTCTAATATTGGTGGAACTTTTAATTCATATTCTGGATATCCATTTAGAGTGAATTGAAAATAATATTTAAATGGTAATTTATCCAAATATTTCATCAATGGTTTTGGATTCTTTGACCAAAATACAGCTAATTTAACTTTATCGAATGATACATTATAAGTTGACCAAGGATTTGTCAAAGTTACAAAACCTTTATCTATTTTTTCCATAAACCATTCTGAACGAAAAGCTGGAATATCTTCTCTTCTACTAACTGATATTACATATGGATTCATTCTTCTACTTTTATGTATTCACGTTTAATAGATGATATTATCACATCCGCTGTATCTCTTACACAAGGTGTTTCATTACCAGTATCCCAACCTTCTTTCCATGCAATATTCTTGGATTCATCTTTACTAAATCCCAATAAACAAGCAATCCACCCGTCATAGAAATCATTCCAACCTTCAATTTTCATATTTCAAATTTTTTAAAATTAACAAAAATGTTCACCACAAGCGTATTGTTCATAATCATAAACCTTACTTAAATCTTTTGGTTTTTTACCATATATTCTTTCTCTTGTAGTTTTACCACGACCACAAAGAACACATTCTGTTGTGGTTATTTTATAATAATATTTACCTTTTTGTGATTTATTTTTCATTTTTCAATTGATTTAACACATTCTTTTATAGCATAAAATTCACCATAAGTAAGTTGTATTTTTTGTGTTCCACCCAAATTTATTCCAGCTGGACTAGTTCTATTTATATTCAAATCAAAACCTTCCTTATTGGACCATTCGGTTACTTCAATAAAATCACCATCATTTGTATAACCGGGATCGAAATCGCTGGTGATAACATATGCTGAATTACGTTTTGTTTTTATAATTTTTTTCACTTTAAGATTCGTATGTAATTGTTAATAGATTAAATTTTTCTTCTAAAATGTTTAACATTTTTTCTTTCGTGTCAAACCAAAATTTAACGAATTTTCCATTTTCATCTGTAACATTAAGAACTACTTTACAATCAATTTGCATTTCATATCCGTTAGGTACTTTTTTTGTTTGACTCTTTTTAAAATTTTCTGTGTATTTCATTTTATTTGTTATTATTTTTCATTTCATTTTCAATAAATGTCATTATAACATTTACTACATATATAATTAAATTATTGTCCAAATCAATATTTGGATTAATTTGATGCCATTTATATAAACATTCTCTACAACAAGTTGCGGTTGCGTGTTGTGTAATAAAAACTGGATGACCCTTAAATGGTGTTTGTTTCCCATCATTTTTAAGTTTCACTTTTAATTTCTTGTTAACAAAATCTTCAGCGTGTTTTCTTATTACATCAATTCCTTTATCTCTTACATATTGTTTATCCTTTTCAGATAAATGGAATTTAGATCTGAATTTTGATTGGGATAATTTAGATAATTTATATTCTATATTATTCATAATTCAAATGTTTTAAATATAGTTTGATAATTCCACCCCACACCTCTACTCATTTCTAAAATACAGCATTGAACTCTACTACCATTAAAAACTTTTCTAGGTAAATGTGTAACGGATTTTAATCCAAAATTCATAATGTCCTTTGTTCTTTTTTCACCATTTATTATTGTTAACCAAGGCATCAAAGCAATAATATTATCACTCATATCCATGCAACGATACAAGATTTCATATCCAGTTTTCATTGGTGTAAATGGAGGATTCATGACAACACAATCATATCTATTATCTTTTGATAAATCCCAAAAATTATCAGGTGCAATAATATTATCAAAATTATATTTTTGTAAAGATTTCACAATATTACCTTGACCGGGAGTTGGTTCTAAAATAGAACAATTAGAAGTGAATGGTATCATATTTACCATGTAATCACATACTTTTGGTGGTGTTTGAAAGTCCATAAAAAATCCCTTTTATTATTATATTGTAAATAAAAGGGATTGTTTATTATTTTAGACTGGTAATTTCCTTTGAAACTTCCCAATATTCGTTTTCACTATATTGTTTACCTTCAAACCAGAATTGTTTTTCATCTTTGGATTCATATGCAGGACCACCAATACGATGTCTGATACCATTTTTAAAGAATTCTTTCGCTCCAAAATGCCATTCAACAGCCGGACCATCTAAACGGTGATATTGTCCAGTTTTATTTAGGAAAAATCTACTACCTTTATCACTTTGTAATATTAATGTTGAATTTTCTTGTAAAACACCATTTTCACCATCTAACTTATCAGTTAAATATGTTTCACAAAATGTAACAGATGATAATTTTTGTTTTAACCAAGTAAATAACTTTTCTTCATCAATCATAACATTTCCAGCGGAATCTTCGGTTAAATATTCAGTACTATCAAATTCTTCTTGAACTTCTTTCCAAATATCAAATGGTTCATCTTCCGGCAAGGGTTTATTCAAATCCATCGGTGGAACTTCCAAATCTTCAATATTTTCATTGTAATTATCTATAACTTGAATATTATCTGGAATAACGTAACCTTCTATAATTCTTTCAGTTGTTTTAATTCCGGGTCTAATAACAGGTCTTTGTTGGGTTGTTTGTGGTTGTTTTTCAACAATATTTACACTTGCAACTTTTGTATAATCTTCTTCTCTATCAATTACTGGTATATTAGATGGTATTTGAAATTCTTTTTCCATATAAGGGTATAATTTATTTTGCCTTATATATTAAAATTTTACCACCTTATTTTTTCCTATAAAATTCTATAAATTCATCAATATTACCTTTGAATACGGTTTTTTCTTTCTTACCATCAGTTGATACTACTTTAACTTTTGTTAAAGCTTCTTTGTAAAATTGTATGTATAGATACAATATCTTACCATCATATAAGAAAGCGACGAAAGCGAAAAAATTAGATGGATCAAAAGTTATAGTTGCAGATTTTGGTGAGAATTCATTTGAAATAAAATCTATAATTCGATTCGCGTCTGTTTCTATATGTGGAAATGATAAATCGTCTTTGTATTGTTTTTGGAAAGATGAAATGAGTTCCTGCTTAATAAAGGCATCAATGTTCATAAGTATTTTTGTTTTATTTTATATATTGTTATTTTCATTTAGTTTATAAATTATAATCAACATCTTTTGATCGGTATTTTGGCGTTTTTTGTGAATTTGATGGTAATTTCTTTTGAATGATATTTATTTCAATAGAACTCAAAATAAGTGCCAACCATAATAATAAAATCACTATCAAATAATAATGAAGCCATAATTGAATTATTAATGCTATTAATGTCAATAACATTTTTAAAATTTTTATAAATATAATCATAATTTTACCATTTAATTTCTTTAATATTGTTCTGTTTTAAATATAGATTAGTTTTACTGAAATGTTTACTTATATTTTTTAGGAAATAATTTATAATGTAAAGATTCTAATAAATATTCACCTATTAATGACTTAAAAAATGGAACTGATTGGGCTCTTATTCTAATAATATTTTTATAATTGGTTGTTTTTATTCCATATTTTTCTAATAAAATATATCTTAATCTGTTTACTTCTCCATCTGAAAATGATTCTGTAGCTATTTCTAATTGACTATAACTACAAGTACTACCATCATCACCAAACCATATAGATAATGAAAATGGTGTTAAAAATTCATGAAGATAATCTTCATCTGGTACTATTTTTATCTTATCTTTGTAGAATTTATCATAAAGTTTCGTAAATACAGGATTAGTTAATGTTCTAAAACCAATAGTTGTACATTCACCATTTTTATATCTATCATTTTTTTGTGTATATTCTGAAATTTTACCAGCTAAATCATATTTATTAAAAAATTTATGTTTATATTCACAATAATCTTTTTGTTTTAAACCGTGTCCAATACTCATTCGAGAATTAAACCCATTTGCCATTGAAGAATCACCCAACATAGTACCTAAAACAAATTCATAAAATTCATGATCATATTTTTTCAATGAATATTTTCTTGATTTCAATCCATTTTTATTTATCCCCCATCGAATAGTACTATCATCGAAACCAGTTAATTCTTTAATTTCTTTATTTGTTAACCCTTGATTATATAATTCTAATATTTTTTCATTTTTTTTCATATAAAATATTTTATTCTTATATATAAAAATACCATGATGGTTTTTTTGATGGTTTTTGATATTCTATTAAAATCTTATCACTCATCCAATTTGGATATATCTCATTATTTTCTTTGTTATATATACCTATTCAATGGTAGTTTATTTTTTTATTGATTGAAATATTCGTAAATTTGTATTCTAATTGATGATTATGTCAAGACCTAAAGTTGAAATTGTAAAAAAGAAAGAAATACCCATTAAATCATCCATTCTGAAAAACCAACATAAGGTTATCAAAATGATATTAGATGGATACACTCTTCGTGTTGTCAATGGTAAAAAATATCAATCCGCAAGTTTAATTGAAGGAATATCTGGTAATCCGGACAAAAAAACAATTCAAAATCTTCTTCTTCATATGTCTAAAAACAATATTAACGTTTTAGACAACCCAGAATTCATAACAGTATCCGAAATAATATCAAATTCTAAAAATAGATGGTATCGAGATCCTTTTACTTGGTGTTCAAAATCTTATAATTCCGATAAAAATGCCAGTGATTTAATTCATTATGTTTTTTGTAAATACGATACACCTAAATTTTTCGATAGTTCATTTTTCAAAAATAAAATTAAAGAAATTGATATATTCTTTTGGTTATCTGAAGGAAAAAGTCTTAAAAAATATCCTTGTTTGCCAATACCAATGACAAATAAAATGATTTTCCATTTTATCAAAGCACCAAAATATTTATCCGTTGAAGAAGCTTTCCTTTGGTCTTTTGTAATGGGATTAGAAGGTAATGGTTTACTTTTCAATTCCTTAATGGAAAATAATAAAATAAATGTATTTGATAGATTCAAAACAAATATTAATTTATGGACCGATGTCATTCATTTTCTATCAAGACAAGGTATGATGAATTACAATCAAGTTTCACCACTTATTGACTATATTTGGTTTGTAATTCATGAGGAAAACCCATATTTTACAACAAAAGGTAGAACTTTGGCATCTTTATTGAAAAGTAGTGACGATTGGCACGAAAAAATCGCTAAAACGAAACACCATATCAATAGTTATTGGGAAGGTTTCAATATTCCTAACTATTCTTTAACTGTTGGTAAAGATGAACATAAAAAAACATACTCTATTACCCAAATCAAATACGTGAAAGAATTAGTAAAAGAAGGAAGAGAATTAAGTCATTGTGTATCAAGTTATACAAGGGATTGTTCCAATGGAAATTGTTCAATTTGGTCTTTGAAAGATGATAGTACACAAAAAAGATTAGTAACCATCGAATTATCAAAGGATTATAGAATAAATCAGATTCGTGGTTTCGGAAATAGAAAAGCAACTGATCACGAAATGTCATTCATTACTGATTGGGCTCAAAAAAATAATCTCAGTTTCGGAAGATGGATTTAAAATTAATTTGTCTTGTTTTAGTAATTTTTTATATTTATAAATACAACCGATTTTAAGATTCAATTTTAAACATAGTTCATTGACACTTATATCTTTATTTTCATTTATCAATTTCAAAAATTCTATTTTTTTATTTTTTGATTTTTCATAAAAACTTACATAATTCATATCTATAATATCCCATTTCCTTTTTAAATACGGAATATTTAGATCCAAAACTCTTTGTTTTAATTTTTTAATAATTATTGTTTTTGAAATATAGAAATAGGGGTATTCATTTTTATTATTAACATCAATATCACATTTTTCATTAACACTATCATATATTGACTTTAACATGTATTTTAAATTATTTTCCCAATTTTTATGATTTTTAATACTTAATGAAAAATCTTTTCTATTTTTTAATTTTCTAATACAACCATCACCATCTATAAAACCAATTATTAAACTTAATAATAAATCTTTATTTTCTATTTTTGATATATCACAAGGATAATATGTTTTGTTATGTTTTATATTAAATTTTTCACATAATTCTTTTAAATATTTAGTATCCATCACACTTATTCCGATAGACTTTTTATATTTATTGTTATTTTTATTATTTTCATTGGTATAATTTATGAATTTTTTGAATTTTTCCAAATGATCTACATCTTTATTAGATAATCTAATAGTTAATCTATTATTTTCAATATGACCATCTGATATTATAAATCCAATCCAATAATATGTTTCATTTGTATCTTCTAATAATATATCCATATCAGCATATCTTTTTGTACTATTATATCTATTTAGATTTAATCTATTAGATTTATTTTTTATAGTATTCCAATTTCTTAATGGTAAATTATCTAATAAAATTTGTTTATCTTCATTTTCATAATTATTAATTAAATAATTTATTTCTTCTTCTGTCCATTTTATACAATCCACAGATCTATTTAATTTCAATCTTCTTGCCATATCTTTTATTTTACTCCAATTTCTTAAAGTTAAATTATTCAATAATATTTTCTTTTCTTCTTTTGAATAATTATTTTTTAAATAATTTATTTCATCTTTTGACCATTTCATTTTTTTGTTTAATTATTTTTTAGTATATTTGTATATATTAAACAAAAAATATGATTTTTTTCACTTCCGATCACCACTGGGATCATATTAACAAAACAGGTGGTATTATTACATTCTGTAATAGACCATTTCGGGATATTCCAACTATGAATCGTGAAATGATAAATCATTGGAATTCTGTTGTTCAGGATTGGGATGAAGTTTATTATTTAGGTGACTTATCATTTGGTTCTAAGAAACGAGTTGGATATTTTGTAAATCAATTAAAAGGTAAAATATATTTTATCAAAGGTAATCACGATAAAAGTCAGATTCTTAATTTCCTAGTGAATATTGGTAAAATAGAATGGTGGGAATATAATTATGAATTCGATTATGAAAAAGATGGGGTAACATATACTTTTATTTTATCACATTATCAACATCAACCGATTAAAGATAATGTTATTTCGATATTCGGTCATAGTCATGGAAATTATACCAGATTTACCGGTGGAATTGATGTTGGTGTCGATAATGTTGGTTATGATTTAATTTCTATTGATAGTATTATAGAACATTATGAACTACTACTCCACTAAAGATGTAGTTTCCTTCAAATTATAAACTCGAAGAACTCTGAATATATCCAGAGGCTGGTTCATACCAGCAAGGTGATGTTCAAACCAACGATTTAAAATATTTATTGCTGAGTTTAAATCACGATCAATAGTAATCTTATCATTTAATTCTACAATTCTATCATTTAATTTCACTTTTTTATCAAACATTTTTCCTGTTAAACAATTTAATTGTGTTGTATATTGTTCACCAATTTTAACAAGATTTGTATTTCTTATTTGGCATTTATAAGATAGATATTGTAAAAATTGATTAATATTAGATTGATGAAATGATTTTCGAATTCCTTTTTTCTTTTCATTTATACCTTCAGTATCCATCAATTTTTTCACTTTAAGATCACCAACTATAATGGTATTATAGTTCATACACGATAACATTTTACTCTGTGTATGAAGAGTATGTTTTATTTGTTCATTTTTTTTGTAATATATTTTATTTAAAGTTTTTTTCAGTTTTTTAAATTTTCTACTTCCTTTTTTCTTTGATGATAATTTTTGTTGAGTTTTCTTAATCTTATTGATAAAATAATGATTTATTTTTTTAGATTTGTTTGGGAGAAATATAACATCACCTTTATTATCTACACCAACACCTAATTTATCTAAACCTAAATCAATTGCTAAAACCTTTGTTTCAATTTCTAATTTATCTTTGTAATCAATTTTATCATCAACTACAAAATCTAACAACCATTTATCTCTAACATATTTTATTCTCATTTCTTTTATTTTTAAATCAGTTAAATTAATTTTTGATTTATAATTGACTGATATTTTATTTATTTTTATTGTGTTTTCATTTTTTATAGACCATCCAGATTGATTAAAGGATATTGTATGGTAATTATTATCTTCTATTTTTCTTGGTGGTTTTGCAGTTTTATCTTTTTTAATTAAATTAAAAAATGATCTATAAGAACCTACT